TCATCAAATGATTGGTAGTCATCAACACCAGTAAAACTTCTAATAATATATTTACGGTATTCTGATTTATCCGGAGTTTCATTTTTAAATCTAACTGATGCTGCAACATTTGAATCACCCTGGTTGTGTGAGTTATCAAACGCTTCAATTGATGCCGGAATGTTTTTAAGACCCAGAATGTTTTTAATATCAAAAGCTTTTTTGTTATATTTCTGTAATCTTATAACATTCAACTTACTATCAATACTTTCCAAACTTGTAAGTTTTGATAATAAGTCTTGTGCTTTTTCAAACTCCAGATTGTCTGAATGATACTTCATAGACTTCTTCAACTTTGTTTTAAGACTGGAAATATCAAGTGATAGAACTTTTTTCACATCACGAATAATCTCATTGTAATAAAACTTTTTGATGTTATTCACGCAAGGAGCATTACATCTTCCAAGGTGAAATTCCAAACAAGTCTTGAACTTTTCTTTTGCGATATTTTCTTCAGTTAAATCATAAGAACAACTACGAAGTTCAAAGACATCGTGAATAAGATTATAAATCTCACGACATAAGTTTCCAGATGTAAAATCAAGTGATAACCTATCGTCTTGTTTGTCTCTAACAATCTCTAGTTTTGGAAAATCTTCATCTGTGAAACACAAAGACCATTTTCTTGTCTTATCGTCTTTTCCTTTGATGTTGAACTTTGGTTTGTATAACTTGATTAGTTCTTCTTCTAGGATAATTGCTTCTTGTTCCGATGATGTAATCTTGAACTCAACATCAACAATGTTTTCAACAAGAGTTTTTGTTTTACCAGTATGATTTTTTTGGAAATAAGATGTTACCCTTTTTGGTAAAAACTTGGACATACCAACATAGATGATTTGTTCTTTGTCGTTTTTGAACAAATAACATCCTGGATTTTTTGGTATGTCTTTAAGTTTATCGGAAATCATATTACAAAGATAAAATAAATTTGTTAATTTACAACATTATTTATCTTTTATAATTTTATAGTTATTAACTTCTAGCCACATCAAAAAATCAAGTGCGGTCCATTCATCTGGATCCAGTTCACCTAATGGGCCATCTCCAAACTGATCAATAAATCCCTGTAAATAATCACGTTCAATTTCAAATCCACCTTTTTCACTTTCAACTATTTTAGTTCTAACCATTTCAATAGCACAGGTTTCACATTGTGTAGCTCTTTTATCTCCGTGAAATTGTTCTTTACAGGTTACGCATTTACACATATAGTCACCAGGTGCAAAACCACCTATTGGATATTTTACTTCTTCCATTATTGATTAAGTTCTTTTTGTAGACTACTTCTTTTATTATTTAATATGGTTTCAAGTGGCCAAATAATATCGTATTGGTAACTATACCAATATTTGTCCGGTGTGTTTTTCATCAATTGTTTTCTAAAATTTCTAATTAAATTGTATGCCGTAATTGTTTGTTCGTATGTCTCACAAGAATCAATTACCTTTTCAATCCATTTTGATACGTCCCCGTAGTGTGCGCTTCTATTTTCCATTTTATAGTTTTTTTAGTATTAAACATCCGTTTGAATCTAATTTTGGTTTATCACTAGGTATACAAACACCTTTCTTGTTTATACCATCACAATTAGGATCCAGACATTCCATTTCAACTTCAACTTCTATTTCTGTTGGTTGGTATAACTTCATTGCTCTGTTGATACATTCTTTAGCAAATGCTTCAGTGAATGAATCTATAACTCCATCAAATCCGTTTCTAACTTGTTTATATATAACATCAACTACTCCAAATATCTCATCACAGTTTTGTTTGGATAAACCGTTAATCCTTTCCTTTGTGGATGTTGATGCGACAACAACACCCTTATCGTCTTCTAATAGATAATTTACATCGGTTTTAATTAGTTTTCCTTTCATAGGTCAAAGATACAAAACTTTTTTTAAAAAAACAAATCCCACCGATAAAGATGGGATTTAATATTACTTCTCAATAGGTTTGACCATCTTTATATTAACGGTTGGTGTGTCCATCCATTGTCCGTTACACATTTTTATGGTACTCATTCCACTTTCATATGATAATACCTGTGTTGCTTCAATTTGTGATCCGTCATTTAATATTACTAACTCATCACAAACTTTATCATTTTGGATTGAGATGTACACAAACCAACTAAATAATACAGATGTTAATATTATAAATAAAATTATAAAACTAAAATTTCTTATCATATTATTTAATGTTTAAAAATGTTCCTGATCCACCCGCAACTGTTGTTGGTAAAACCCCATTCCAGGATTGTGCTTTCAAATATTCAACATAAAGAGGTGTTATTTCTTTTTGTTTTAACTTCATTGCAAGGGCCAAAGCTTGTGCGTCAATTATAACTTTAGCGGAGTCTCCACGGGCAATCGCAATTTTTTCTTGAGCTTCAGCTTCAGCAACCAGTTTACGTTGTGTTGCGGCTTGTGCTTCCTGGACTGCTTTTGTTTTACCTTCAATTGCTTGTTGTAAAGATTTTGGTGGTATGATATTAGTTCTTAACTGTGATACTTCAAACCATTTAGATAATCTTTTATTACACTCGGCAACAATTGCTGCTTCAAATTCTTCTCGTTTATTAAAGATTGCATCTACCTCCCACTTATTAGCTACGTCATTCACTGAACTAACAATCGCATTCATTAACCATCCTTGTTCAATTTGTTTAATATCCAATCTCAAGTTCTCAAACATATTACCAATTGCTGTTGGTTTAAGTGAATAGTTGAATGACGGTTTAATTGTTGCCGCAAATCCACCTTTTGTAATCACAGTTTGATCCTTGTATTCAATATGTTGTTGGAATGTTGGAAACTCTAACATCTGTTCTGTCCAGGTATTATACATTACCCAACCAGTTTTATATTCATAACTTGACACACCTCTTTTGTCTCCAGTCAAATTAACTTTGATTCCAACGTGTCCTGCGTCAACTCTTTCAAGTGCGAATGGTTGGATACTAGAAATTATAATTCCTAATACAAAGATACCAATTGGTTTGAGTATCCACATAGTATTAAACATTTTTTTACTATCACCCCATCTGTCTGTTCCTATTACATACATTCGGTCTCTTGTTGTGAATGCCGTAAATCCGGCAATTACCAATCCTAAAATAAAAATTAAAGTACTAATCATTTTGTTTTTTGTTTTTAAATAATTCAATTGTTTCGTTTATTACATATATTAGGATCCCTACAACACCAACGAAACTTAACAGTTGGAGGAATCCGTTTACTTCTCTACTCACCACATACTCACCAAAGAGTGTGTTTAACCAAATAAACAACACCCATAGCGAAACTACTCTGAAATACTTCATTTTTTTTTTCTTCAAATTTACTAATTAATTTTCAAATAACCAAATTATTTATTTATTTTAATTGATAAAAAATTTAAAACATTATCTAATTTTTGTTTATATTCTTCACCAATATTTTTTTCTTGATTACCAATCAATTGTATTTTTTTCATCAATTCTTCAAAATTTATTGAGTTCAACGTATTGATAACAGTGTCAACATCTTTTTTAGTTTGATCAAAAACTGACATTTCGTATGAACGTGTTTTGATTGTTGTGAAAATTTCAAAAATTTCAAAGAAAGTCCATTGATTATTTATAACTGTTGATTCTTTAACCTCAACATCTGATTCATTCCAGATTTTAATATTACCTGTCATAATATTCTTTTTACCTTCTGTTAAAATAGCCAGTTTATTATAATTTTTATTTCTTTCTTTTTTTGATATAACATAATATAGATAATTTGCCGATGTGTAGTCTTTGAAGTAACAATAATTTTTCATCGTGGTACACCATTTAGTTCCAGAACCATATTTAATTGACCCTTCAATTGTTAATGGTCTAATAATAAAAAAATTCTCGTTTTCTAAAACTACTTCTACGTGGTCTTCTTTGACAAAAAGTTTTTCTTGTTTTGTTTCTTCAGCTTTTGTAACAACATCTCTTAAAAAAAACAAATCTAAATAGTCCTTACTATAAATGTCTTTATTTTCAATATACGGTAATAAACTATCAAATGCCATAACCCAAGTTGATAATTGTCTAGAAGACCAACTGAAATAGCTGATTGATTTTCTTCTATTCCAGGTTTGGAATAGGTATGGTAAATATTTTTTTGTTGGTGTTGTGTCCAATTCATTAAAAATTCTTACAGTACTTTTAGATGTGTTTGGATATCTTTGGGTTAGCTCGTCTATTTTTGCCATAATTTAATCTAATAAAAAAATACAATCATTAAAATCATAAACCTGGTTAGCTCTTGTGGATCTTACAAGTAATTTATATGTATAACCATAAAGTTCTAATTTCTTTTTTGTTTGACTTTCAACATAAGGTTTAATTGGTAATTCAATATTTGTTTCTATACCAAGAACATATTCTATGTTTTTTACTTTATCTGACCAATTAGAAATACCGTATTTACTCTTATATTTAAATTCTTTTCCAACTAACTTCGTCGTGTCAAATGTGACAGTTTTTTTTTCATCAGAATTAATCAATGGATTTTTCTCACCGGTTAATTCTTCGTAGTAAGGATTTAACTCACCCGTTTGTGGATCGTGTGTTGGTATTTTATTTTTCATTCACAATTGCCTTTGTTAGTGTATTTATTAATGCTTGTACTTCTGCAAATTCGTAAAATCTTACAGATGGGTCCGTATTGAAAAATTCAACATACCAATTACCGTCTTTAATGTCTTCATTTGTTGGTGTTATAAATGTTAAACCATCAACAATATCTAAAACATAATAGTAAGATTCGTCTTCATCGTGCTCTTTAATTTCTTCACTTTTGAGACCCAAAAGTATTAATTCTCTTTCTGTCATATTATTTTGTTTCTACAATGTTATAAGTTCCTTCAACTAAACCCCAAGATGATTCTTCTTGAAACTGATAAGTTTCAGCAACATCATTTGAGTCCATAGCTTTTGTTAAATACCAGACTTCAGTTTCCTTCCAGGTTACATTAACTAATTTACGTCCTTTTGGTAAGTTGATTGTTCCTTCTCCACCCCAAGCTTTAACTCTTGAATTTTCTGTACAAGATGTTACCATAACACCCATTAAAATTGCTAAAAATACTTTTTTCATTTTATTAATTTTACTTTTTTTACTTTTCCTTTTTTATCTGTCTTATATTTTATTCTTGCCGTGTCAACAACAATCCTATAATCATTATCCATATCCAAACAAACCCAGTCACAAGTTTCGTGATAATATAAATGGACGTGAATCCTTTCCATTTTTTTACATCTTAAATATGTAAATTCTTTATATTGCCAGTTAGAACAACTAACTAATAACATAATCACA